ATTTTGTTTCCAATAGCCTTTTTCATAGCCCTCCTCTATTGTTTGTAAAACTGCTTTCTCTACTGCCATTTGTAAAGCTATATTTATTGATTCATTTTCTACTATACCGCTTTCTATTTCAACTAATTCGGTATTATTTGCATAAAATCTGAACACATCTGAAGATACAGATGCACTTAATATTGTTTTAGTAACTAATACTTCTATTAATATTTTACCTGTTAAAACAGATACAGTTCGTAAAGATATGGTTACAGAATCCTGTCTGTATTCTTTGGAACCACCTATACCTAAATATCTAGCACCAGCACCACCTGATTTAATATTCGTTTCATAACCTACAACACCACCTTCCATTAATAAACCAGCAAACATTAAAGGTTTTACCTTTTGTTTTTCTTCAAAGTTCTCTCTGGTAGTACGTATTATTTGACGTTCTTTTGTAAGATTATCTAAACCGGTACGTTCTACAACATCAAAAACACCAGAATGTTGTAATGCTCTTATAAGATAAGCATCGGGTGCTTGAGTTATTGCGGTACTAAAACTTGCATATTGACTGTTACTTCTTCGCTGTCCGGTATCATCTTTAAAAGAACTTGGATATACAGCTACTACAGGTTTGCGTATAGGAAGAGGCACCTCTGCTAAATCAGTTAATAAAGAACTAACTTCGGCTGATTCTATATGTCTTATAGGTGGTATTCCGTTATCTAATGGATCAACAATTAAAGCACAACTAGAAAGTAAAAGAACCGAGAGGTACAGTAATTTCTGTTGTATTGCCTTCTTCATCTGTAATTATTAGTGTTACTTTATCGTCCTCTACTCTATATTCTATAGTGTTACCTTCTAATTCCAGAACACCAAAATCAGATGCAGTCTCACCAAACAAACTATCTACCAACTGTCTTGAAAGTTGTGCGTATATTCTACTCTCTAAGTTACGTATGAATCTAGCTAAGGTTGTATTGTCAGCTTCTCTTTCTAAGTCTTCTACATAAGCTTGTATTTCTTCACGTATGGCTTCTTTTCTGTTGAACTCTTGATTTTCTATAGTCAAGTAATGACTTGATGTACCGACTCCTGAAAAACTAGGGTTCTTAAACTCGTGTGTCATTTCATCAGCACTTAAATAAGCAACAAATAATCCAATGCTTAGGATGCTTAGAATAATAAAAATTTTATCCCATCTATCCATTAATTTTATAAGTAAGTAATTACTAACCTGACGCTATCTACTGTATCTATCCAATAAAATGTTATATAACCAAGCCAACCAAATGAGATTAGGAAGCAACATACTACTGTGTATTTTTTCCAATTCGCTTGTAATAAATCTATTGAGTTATCAATAAAATTAAATACCTTTTGTCTTTTAGATAGTTTCTTTTTGCTTGCCATGTTTACTCTTTAATTAAATGCCCAAACAAAAACCGCTAATAACCCAATCAAAGACAACAAAATAAATGCAATAGAAGTTCTTTCTATGGTTCTACCTAATTTATTTAGGTATATCGTATCTCGTTCAGGATTAAACCTTTCGTCCTCATAAATATACTTGTCTCTTGGGTATGGTCTTTTCTTTGGCATAGGTTCAAATATTACGTTGTCTATTGAGACTAACTGTTCTTCTTCTATTCTTTTTACTTCTGCCTCTTGGTACTCTGTCCATTTTTTACCATACTTTTCATACATGATGTTGTTAAAGTCTGCATCTAAAAATGCTTGATCTTCAGTCTTTTCTTTGATCATCTCTATCTGCCTTTGCTATTTTATTACTGTCTATTAATTGCGGTACACCAAGAATTGTTTTTATAAGTGTGTCTTGTCTAATGATTTCATTGTCTAAACTTCTTATGCGATCTATGAGAGCCACTAAGATGCCGTGTTGTGAATCTAACTTAGTTCCAAGTCTATCTTCCATTTGAGATATTTGGTCAGCTACTTTATCGTCTAGTACATCTAATTTAGTTTCCATACCATCTATTATTCTATTAATAAGTTTCCAAATAAAAATACCTAATCCTAGAGCAGCAGCTATGGGAAACCCAACTTCTGCTATAAATAAAGTAATATCTTCCATTATTCAACAGCTACAAATAGCCCTTTATCTATTAATATTTGTCTATTTTTTAAATGTTCAGATTCAATCTCTTCTTTGCTTTGACCAAAATAAGCAACAGCTAGATTTTTTTTTATCATTAATTTATTAATATTTTTATTATCAACAACTACTTCTCCTAATACTCTTCCGTATTTACCTTTAGAATCTTTTAATTTAGTTTGTATGACTACTTTTTCACCTTCTTCTACAGATTTTTTTAGAAAAGACCCAGCCATTTTTCCTCTAGCTTTTTCATCCAAGTTACGAGTACGTGACTCGGGAGTATCAATGCCATATAAACGAACACGACACTTATGAAAAATATCAAACCCAAGATCAAGAATAACATCCACAGTATCGCCATCGACCACCCTTTTAACTGTGCAACTATATTCATACATTATTTTGCCTTTTTCTTTTTAGATTTTTTACGTTTTTTTAAAGAACCTTTTGTAACTTGATTCTTCATATTAGCTCTACTAATTACCATTTTACTTTATTAGCCCAATATGCTGCTGACATCTTTCCTTTTTTTATGTTTTTACCATGTCTTGCTTTAAAAGATTTACGTCTAGCTTTTTGTTTAGAAGATTCACCTGCTTTTGGTTTACCGGCTGTTTTAACACCTTGCTGTCCAAAACGTATAGTTTTTATTTTGTCGCCTTCTTTAGCTACAACAATATGTGATTTTTTAGGATGATTAGGAGTGCGTTTAGGTTTGTTAAAACCAGATACACCTGCTCTTGCTAATCTTGAGTCTTTCTTTTTAGCCATTATCTTTTTTTACCTTTATGTAATCCATGTTTGGCGTGTTGTTTACCTTTTTTAGTAGCTGCTCTTTTTTTCTTATTAGCTGCTGCTAGTTTTTTTCTACCTTTAGGAGTTGATTTAAGTTTTTTTATCGTTGAAGCTGGTGCATAAACTTCTCCTGTTTCAGAAGATTTTTTGCCACTAGGAGTTCTCCATTTTTGTTTAGACCACCGTTTAAGACTTTTTTGTGTTTTTTTTAGTGCCATGTGTTTTCCTATTCTTCTTCTAATCCCTCACTATATAAATTGTTAAAAGTAATAGATGGGTCTGTATAACTTTGATGTCCTTCTGCCGAATGGATGTATTGAGATGGTGCAAAATCAGGAGCACCTTCTCCTGTTCTCCATAAAGCAGGACTGGTTGCTCTGACTCTATTGTTAGGTAAAGCAACTATATTGCCTTGCCATTCGCAATCTTCTGTTATGTATAAAACATGAGATTGTTTGTGTTGATCAGGACTATCTGCTATTTGATTATTAGTATAATCAACTGTAAATAAATAACGACTTTGATAAAAGTCATTATTAATTTTACTTATCCAAGGACTAGAGCTAACTCTATCCATTACAATTACTGAATGATCTCTTGATTCACAATCCCAAGGCTGTACTAAATGATCCTCCATACGCTGTGGAAACTGTTGCATAGCCATATCAAAAACTAATGCCTGTATGGGCATTCTTGCCCACATAGCACCACCATGAATATTTTCTAGTTCATCATCATTATCTATTTCGCATCCCGTAAAAACTACTTGAAAACTTAAAGACCTATCAGGTATTGTATTAACAGCTATAGCTAATGCGTGTATATATTCATCGTGATAATCTTGATGATCACAAGTAAATTCTTTTCTGACCCAACATTTAAAATAAGGTATGTTGCTTATTAAATGCGACATATTCTGCTCCTTTTATATTAGTTTTTGTAACCGCCCCCTTTGGCTTTATATTGTTTAGCTAACATTTGTGCTTTTCTAGCACTCCATTGTCCGGGTTTACCACCTTTAGAACCTGCTTTAATTCTGTTAAAAAGAGATTTTCTCATACCGGGCTTTGTATAGTTTCCTGCTTCGTTAACTTTACTTTTACTTTTTTTCTTAGTTGAACCACCTTTTTTAAGTTTTAAACTTTGCAAAGTTTTAGCTTGCCTAGCGTGTGTTTTACTAGCTTTTTTTAAACCTTTAACTACTTTTTTAACTTTAGCTTTAGTTTTATTTGCGGGTTTTCTTTGTGGCATCTTTATTCCTTTTAAATGATCTGTTTTTAGATTTAGTAGTAACTTTTAAATTACTTTTTTTACTATTTCTAGGATTACCATCTTTGTGATGAACATCTTTACCATCACCTTTTTTTACTTTATTAGATTTAACAAGAATACTTCGAGCTTTATTTCTACTAGCTCTATTTTTTTTTTGTTTTGGTTTGCTTTGATAATTATCGTATTCTTTTCTATAGTTACGCATTATTTTAAAAACTCTATATATCCTGCAAAACTAAGCATAATTCCATATATGCCTATTAACATTTTGTCTATTTTATCAAAACGTTTATTTCCAGACTCTAATCGTTTTTCAATATTGTCATAACGCAAAGAACATAAATCTTCATGTCCCTTCATGCGTACTTCAAATACTTCATTAGTATCTTGCATTATTTATCTTTAGCTTTTCCTATATTTAAAGCTAAAAAGTCTATAACTTTATATAGTTGAGCCAAAAATTTATCTCCTTTAGGAGTGGGAGTTATAGCAGCAACTAATGAAGCTATTGCTATTATGGCTGTGACCCACATGAAAATATTAAGATATAACATCTGTTTTCTCCGTTGTTAATGATTCTTCTGGAACTTCCCAAGATTCTTTTAATTGATCAGCCACATCTGGAACATTCCAACAATTTAAGTTAGATGCTACTGTTCTTCTTTCACCCTCACCTTTGAATGGATATACCATGTGTTGTAACCAAGAAGGAAATACTAATAGTTTGCCTACTTCTGGTTTCATAACAAAAGACTGAGGTGGTCTTAGTCTTTCTGTATTCATCAATTCGTTTCTACCATAATTAAAAGCAATGTAGCCATCGCAATCGCCAGATGTATTATATAAGGAGTAGTTTGGCGATCCAGCCACAGGTTGATCTAATATTTGTTGGGGTACTTTTGTCCAACCAGTAGTAGAAATACCCATTATGGTTTTTGTCCCATGATCGTGAATTGGATTATAGTCGCCCTCATAACTATGCACCGACCATGTTTCATCGATGGCTACTGCCTTTGGAGAAGAAAGGCGAGAACCTGTACTATTGCTAAAAAAGTTTATGTAATCAGCACCAAGACTACAAATAAAATTATTGTATTCTTCTAATCTAGGGTCTGCATTATCCATCAGTAATTGTTCGCCTTGGGATATTTGTCCTACTAAAGTATCAGCTAATGATTTCTTATCTTGATCTTCCTTATATTCATCAAGGTAATCGTTTAGGTCATTCACCATACTCATAGGCATCTCTGTTTCCATAACGAAAACAGAAGGCATATTATGTACTGTAACTTCTGCCATTAACTAGGTACGCTAAATGCTTCGTCTGGTGTACTTTCCACTGGTGGGTTAGTTATAACGCTATCTACTTGACTAGCAAATACTGTGTCCCATAGTGAAACAGGACAGATAGCTACTAAGTTTGCATTAGTCCAACTGCCTTTAGCTTTAAGCGTAAAGTTAGCATTACCATTTTCGTCTAACTGTGGAACATTTGTAGTAAAAGTTGACTTATAATAAGTCGCATCACCTTCACTATCGTTTTCATAAGTCATTTCTATATCCCATTTATCAACCTTGCTACTGCTATTAACGTATGGGGTA